CACCAGAGCCTGCAATAGCTTGAACCGTTGTAGCCGTACCGCCTACACCACCTGAGCCTTTACCATAATAAAGAACATCATCAACTTCATTGTATGCAAGTTCTGCATTAGCAAGTGATTCTGGTGCGCCAGATGCTCCAGAAGCTCTTCTTTTAATTCTAATTGTATTAGCCATTTTTAAAAATTTCCTCCATCGGTAAGGTTGCCTTCAGCGTAGTTAATCCACTGAGAGCCGTTGTAACGCAATATATTGCCTGTTGCAGCTTGGTTTATAGTAACATCTGTAAGTCCATTTAATACTGACTGAGTAGATATTGAAGATTCTGCTGCTATTATTCTATCTTTAACTGTTAAATGACTTCCAGCTGGATTTACGCCCAATGTAGTTTGTAAAGCCTCTATGGCATCGTTTGCATTAGTGTGCTGAAGGTGATGAGGAACTGTAGTGGAATTTAATGTGTCAGTTGCTGTAGGATTAATTAAAATATCTAAAGAAGCTGGGTAGTTAGTTGCCATCTTGTTCCTTACAAAGATAGAATTTTATTAAGAGTATTACTCCAGGCTATAGTAATGTTTGTATTAGTATTTACGCCAGAAAATGGTAATCCCTCAGAAGTATCTATATAAGCTATTAATATTGAAGTTTGATCAGATCCAGAATCTTGATAAATAACCACAGCATTAAAAGCATCGCCTGGATAATTTGAAACAACCACATCATTTGCGTCTAGAATTCCGGCACTTATTGTTACTCCGGAAAATATAGCAGATCTCGCTTTTATGTGACTTGAATTAATATTAGAAACAAAATTATCTGTATTTTGATTTGGGGAATATGAGCTACTTGCTAAAAGTAATTTTAAATTATTACTTACTAAATCTACATCTCCACTCAGCATTGCTTCTTTTGCTTTTTTGTAGACAAAATTAGCCATATTATATTCCTATATCTTTTGATGCAATTATTCTGTATTTATAGCCTTTTTCAAAATAATCTTTTCCACTTGTATTAAAAGATGGGGTTGCGTCCAATGATGGAAAATCTAAATATACTTCTGGCTTCCAAGAATGCATAGATATTTCAGTTTCCAATGTTTCCCATCTTGCAGGAGCTTTCTGTATTTTTTTTCTTTGAGCTTGAAAATATTTTGAATTTAAAAAGTTTGAGGCAGGTCTCTCATTAAAGGTTATAGTGACTCTTCCGTCGCCATAATCATTTGTAAGATAAAAATCTCCATTATTTGGATCTATATCGGATATATAAAACTTTGGATTTTTGGCTAAAACCTGATATGAAACATCTATATTTGTTTTAATTGATTTATCTTCTATTAAAACAGGTTGAAGCTCTGGTTCAGAAAAAACACTTGTAGTTGGTGTTGCAGCTGAAATGTATGTAAACGCAACTTTTTCGCTAGGAACAACTGCTCCAGCTGCGTCCAGAAGATTAACTAAATCTATATAATATTCTTGTTGGTCATCTAATGATATTCTCCAATAAAGAGTTATAATCCTAGATATTTGGTTATAATCTTTAATCGTATTTATAACCTGGAAAGGACTACTAACCAATTCTGGTGTTGAAGAATTTTTATATAATTTAAAATTTTCATTTTTAAGAGATGAAATTTTTATAGTTCTACCAAATTTAATTGATACACTATAATAACTAACTTTAGCTTGATCTATTAAATATGAAGCCACCTAAACACTCCTAAAACATTATTAATGTAAGTATAGTAACAAACGTTACTTAAATATGCGAAAGGGGGGCAGAGTTTTTACCTCTACCCCCCAGTCACTAGGGTTTCGTAACTATAACGGACCCTAAGGTTTATTAGTTACCGATGTTGTTAGTAACACTGACCTCGTAGTTACGGGCTAGTCTAACATTCTTAGCAACTGTGATACCTTCACCATCACCAAGCATCACGATATCGTAACGCTCTTTCATCTTCATCGAGCGAATGTCACGGCTTGCATCATCGAATTGATCTGTGCTCATGTCATCCTTAACAAGAAGTGTTCCCACTTCATTGCGGTCGATGAGGAATAGATCTGATTTTGCTGGAGTTGAACCATTCTTAGCTGTAAAGCTTACGAATGGTGAAACCAAAACATTGAGACCCATAGGTGCGGTTGCATTAAGTGCTCCATCTGCTGATTGAGGACGGTAGCCCCAGCTTGTGCCAACAGCCGAAGCTGCGCCACCTGCATGGAAGATGCTGTCCTTGAGGAAGATGGACCACATAAGTGGGTGAAGGATGAAATCAGTTGGAATATGATTTTCAGCCATCAGTACTGCTGCCATGTCAACAATGTCATCCCAGGTAACTGTTAGATTAGCTGCGCCATCTACGTCCTTACCTGTTGTGTCATCGTAGCTACCGCTATCGTTATCAAAAACGATAGTTGCAGCGTCTTTGAAACGACTTAATGCAATTTGTTCTTTGAGACGAGCCATTGCACGGCCTGCTGCACGAACATGTAAACCAACAATGTCCCAAAGTGAATCGGCTATAACCTCTTCGGTGAAAGCTAACTTTACACCCTTCTTTGAAACTTTGCCTTCTACTTGCTTTGCAAAGGCGAGCGCTTGCTCTGGATATTCTTGACCCTCAGGTATTTCTGCCGCTTGAATTGCATTGACTGCTGGAAACTCCAAGGAGCGCCCCTTGCCAAGGCGAACTGTTGAGAGAAGTGGAGTCACTAATAATTGTGGCTCCGCTGCTTCTTTCAGAGTACGAGAGATAACTTTAGGAAAAAGTGCTGCTGCATCAGGTGATGCAAAAGCTTCCTTAATTGTTACTCTGTTGTCTCCGTCGATGTACCCGTCCTCAGCCATTGCGGTTTCCCAAGCTGGGAGACCTGAGAGGAGTTCTTGGATTGTCTTACTCATCTTAGGATTATTCCTCCTGTTATCTTTCTTATATTGTCAAATTGACGCGGAATGCGCCAATAACATTGTGTACGTCCAGGTTAGAACGAATACCTAGCTTGCCCGAGAAGCTTCCTGCGCGGGTTAACTCATACACGGTCTTAAGTGCACCTGGATCTGATGGCAGCTGCATGTAAGAGAGAAGGCCATCGTCGAAGTTTGTTGCAAACTTCTCTACTTCGATAACCTTACCTACCATGAGCCATGGATAGTCTGCAGCGTCACCATCTGACAAAGCAACGGGGCGACCCATTGAATCAGCAGCAACCATGCTACCAACAGTAACATCAGCATTGACAGCTGCAACCATTGGGTACTCAACATATCCGTGAGTAATAAAACCGGCACCTTGTGAAGTACCCTTATCGAAAGGACGATAAAGGTCGTACTGAGCTACGCCGATTGGAAGAGATCTAGCAGCAACTGAAATTGTATCTGTTGCACCAGAGCTATAGTTTGGAGTAGCACCATCGAGTGGATCCCATGACGATGGCATGGTGTCTCCCCAAGCCTTTGAAGAGCCTGTTCCATTTGCAGGAACTACTCTAGCGTCACCATTGGCATCTGCTACTACTGAAAGAATGGTACCCTTTGTGATTACGATCTCAAAGCGATCGTCTTCACTGTCCAAATACCAAGTTGGAAGACCAGGATGTGGAAGCAAATAAGCTGCTGGGGCAATGCCCTCAGAAACTACAAAGCGACCTGAACCAGTCTTCGTACCTACCTTGCGGAATTTTGCTAAACTCATTTTTATATCTCCTTATTTCTGATAATTTAGAGTTTACGTCTGCCCATAAGGGCATCTACGAAAAGCTTCTCAAAAGCATCTTCTTTAGATTCTACTCTTTGAGACTCTTCTGCATCTACGTTTACAACATTCTCCTCATTGCTTACTACAAGCTCTGATTCGATTGTTGGTATAGATGTAGATCTTGATGAAGCAGCTGGAAGCTTAGCTAAATCTCTCATTGAATCAGCTAAAGAAGAAGCAGTTCTCTTTAGGTGATCTTCAATAAGATTTTCTCTTTCTTCTGATGCTTCAAGTCCTAGACCGATTTTTGTGTCTACAACTCTCTCAACTAGTGTTTTATGAAGTGCTGCTTTTAAGCGAGCGTTTTCCTCTTCAAGAGACTTGACTTTGTCATTTAACTGGGCAGTGTCTTGCTCAACGTCATCAATTTTTTCCGCATTGAGTTCATCGGCTTGCTCAGCAGCCTCTTGAGTTTTTTCATCTGATTTTGCTTCTTCGGCATCAGATGACTCTTTTGTTTCTTCAGCTTCTTCCGAATCAACAGCTTTTTCAGCTTGTTCATCGGCTTTTTCTGAATCATCATTGGAGCTCTCTGGAGCATCTTCACCATTTTCTGGCTCTTGCTCTTCTGTAATTTCTTCTGCTTTTGAATCCTCTTCTGATTCTTCCACTACTTCGCTAGTGGATGCAGCTATACTTGAAAGATCCTCACTAAGCTCTTCTGCTACTGCGAGAATATCTTCGTTTTCTTTGACATCGTCCATTTTATGGGTCTCCTCAGAATTATCTGTCTTAGAGTCTTCATTTGATAGTAATGAAGAATCATTATTATTACCTTTTTCGCTTTCTTCGAAAGCTAAAGCAGTAAGAAATGCACCTTTTAAGTGTAAATAAACTGGTTTTGATTCTTTTTTCTTAAGATTCTTTAATATTGACTCATTTTCCTGAACTGATACTATATCTTCAGTATCCATGTGAAGAACAAAAGCATTGCTCTTTGCTATCCACTGATCAGAGTCAGTTATCGTAGATGAACCGTCTATTGACTTTGATGATCTTACACCAGACCTTTGATCTGCTGGCTGATTAACAAAAGAGTATTCCTTAAAAGATATCTCTTGCATATCTATGTATGCTAATTTACCTTTGTAGATTTGTCCCCTCTTAAACTTCGGCATCTTGGGTCTACCGTCTGCTGTTTCTGTCGCTAAGTCTTCTCCAGAAATTGAACAAACAGCTTTACCAGCTCTTCCCCCTACCGATCCAGTTAAGTATCTTTTGTCACTGATTTTTTGTGCTGCTACTGGATCAGTAATTGCTACCTGCAATCTAACAAAAGGTGCGCCATCAGACTCTTTGTCCATTCTAGCTGCTATTACTCTACCAATTGGTTCTGAATTTAAATCATGATTAAGAATAATAGGCTTTGGGTATGGCTCTACCCAAGATTGAAGTGCTTTTTCTAATTCAATAGCAGAATAATTATTATAGTTAGAAGTTAGTCCGCTCGTGTATTGCAGCGACTTCTATTATTAAACCATGTTTAGAATTAAAAGCTTCAGAAAAATCAAAATTTGACTCGGCAAAATTTGGCATTTCGACTGTGAAGTTTTCTACGAAATCAAATGACATTTTGCTTCCTTTTATATATTAAATCTTAGACTATAGTAAATTTGTTTTTATAACATTGAACAATTTTATATAAATATATCAAACTTTTATATAGTTATCAAGTTCTAGTTGCAATCTATTATCCCCATTGGATAAGAATTGTTCGTACATCCTAGGTCCCATTATATGATTAGCATAGATGTAAGAAGCGGAATACAGTTCCATTCCTAACAATCCTGCATTCTTAGACCAGCCAAGATCCTCGCCTTGACTATGCACTTCATAGTTAACTTGGCTGTAGGCATTTTTTGACATCATCTTTGCAGCCATGATAATGTCTGATTTAAAGTAAGATCCTATTGGATACTTTTCTTTTCTATATGCTTTTCCACCAATTTCATCTCTCCAAGACATTACGCTAGGAAAGTTTATTCCCATAGGAGTCATATACATTAGTGGGCTGACTGCATCTGCACCTTGCTTTATATGAGATATTAATAGCTCTATTGTATTTGAATCTGATATTAAAATATCTGAGTCTAAGCTAAAATAATAATCCGGATTGTGATATCTAACTCTATCTAAAATAGAATTCCTTAAAGAAACCATATTGTGATATTTCGATATTGTCCACTGTCTTGAATCTGGAGCGTGCTCAAAGTGTGGTATATCTGATCTTTCATTGATCTCAAACAACTTTATTCTACTATCCATTTTTTTCCAAATGTTTAAAGAATTTATTGTGTTGTAATCTCCAGGAGAAACTTCAAATATAAATCCAATATCAGAAATGTCAACAGATTGATTTAGAATACATCTAATCCAATGAGGCAAAATCCAATCTCTTTTGTATATTGGGCAGCCAATAATTAATTTCATAAATTAAAGATTTTCTGTTTGAATTTCTACTTTTTGTGAGACTGGCTTTTCTTTTTGTTTTGCAGATTTTTCTGTTTTTATTTCCTGCTCTTTTTTTTCTTCTACAACAGGATTTTTATCTTCTACAATTTTTTCTTCTACAACAGGAGCAGTCTCTAATGTAGAGCTAGGCTTCTCGTCTTCAACATCTTCTTCTTCAGAAAGTGCTTCAACTATTGCATTAACTGTTTCATCTAATTCGTTAATCTTATTTAAGATTGGTATCAGAAGGTCTACTAACACCTGAAGCGCTAAACGTGTTTGACCATTATCAACTACCGTCGCAAATATTTCAAAAGCGTCTTCGCTGTCAACATATGGAAGGCTTATGTCTGTTTTAAGTTCTATCGCCATTATTTAAATCCTTTTTCTCATCTGTGTATACAACATTATAGTCTGATTCTAGTAAATTTTCAACAACACCAAGCCAAGATAAATCTGATCTTCTTATATCAGGAGAAGTTTTTCTTCCTTGTTGATTAGCTGGTCTTATTACATTTCCTGGACCTTTTCTATTGTTAGGAAGATTTCTTTGACCTTTTGATGCAGGTTGTTGTTTGTCTGAGTTATCTTTTTGATCAACAGTATCTGCTTTGGCAGCTTGCGTTACTGCGTTGGTTTCAGCTTGCGCTTTAGATATATCTATCTGAACTTTTCCTTGAATAGAAGGGAATAGGTCAGAATCATCGACTTCAGAATCAAGACCCAATGCACTTCTAGCTTCGCTTAATGTTATCACCGAGTTTGTATACTTTTGAACTATGTGAGTTTCTTTTTTAACTTGTGTATCAACATCTATTTCATTAAATTTAAAGTAGCAACGATCAGATGTTCCCTCCATAAGAGGGTTTGCCACTGGATCAAATCCGCCTTCAAAAAGAAGTTCATTTAATATATGAACTCTTACCATCTCCGCAAATAGTTTTTGATACTGCTTTATCTTGTCGTAAAGAGCTGTATCAAGTCTATCTGTCATGGATCTATTGCCGCCATTCATACTCATCCCAAGATGATGAGGTGCTAAACCAAGACCAACTGCAACTCTTTCTTTAAAGTGCTCTAGGTAAGGAGAAGCATTTAATGCCGAATCTTGAGCACCAATTACCTCTATGTCGTGTCTATATGGAAGTATTAGACCACCTTCTGCTCTTAGATTTTCAATTTCTATTGCAGCGTTTTCTATTTCTTCTGGCTCAGCTGGTTGTTCTGGTGTACCTATTCTGTA